AATGGTTTAGAGACGAAAACCTCCAAAAATCCGTCAAGATTCAGAAAGGCGATACTAACGAAGTTTTAAACTCTGCTCGAGCTGCCGAGCAGCCTTCTTGGGTTTTCACGTCAGGTACCAGTATTGTTCCCGGCTTTGCCTGTCCGCCTCGCGGTAAGCGTCATGATTACTTTACTTCTGCTCTTCCGTGGACACAGAAGGGACCCGGTGTATCTATAGGCTTAGCTGGTACTGCTAAGATTGTTGATCCTTCGCCTGTATCTGGATATTTTGTTCAGCAATCCAATAATAGCTTAGGTGCTGCCCAGCTCCAGAAAGATGGCGGTGTTCATGATATCTTCACTGCTAATGGTACTTTGCAATATCAAAGTGGTGGTTATGACGCTGCTATAGTTGGCCATTCTGCAAGTGGATTAGGAACTGTTACTGCTAATGCTATTTCTGGTAATACATGGCTTTCTATGAAGTCTTACGCTGATCTTGATAGTTCAAGTATATTTACCATCAACAGTCTTCGTACTGCTTTCCAGATGCAGAAGTTTTATGAGCGCCTTGCTCGCGGTGGTAGTCGGTATACAGAAGTGCTTCGCTCTTTCTTCGGCGTTGTTTCTCCGGACGCTCGTCTTCAGCGTCCTGAGTTCCTCGGTAGTTTCACGAAGATGGTTAATGTCAATCCAATAGCTCAGACTTCTGCCACCGACGATACTTCTCCTCAAGGCAATCTCTCAGCTTATGGTGTCACTGCGTCTAGATTCCATGGATTCACGAAATCTTTCGTCGAACACGGCTATATTATAGGCTTCGTCTGTGCCCGTGCCGATCTAACTTATCAGCAAGGTATCAACAAGATGTGGCTTCGTTCTACTGTTTATGATTTTTACTGGCCTACATTCGCGCATCTTGGCGAACAGGCCATTGAGCTTCGTGAGATCTATGCTCAAGGTTCTGAAGCTGATACTACTGTCTTTGGTTACCAGGAACGTTATGCCGAATATCGTTATAAACCTTCGCAGATTACAGGCAAGTTCCGTAGCTCTGTAACCGGTGGCAACCTTGACGTTTGGCATCTGTCTCAGTTCTTTAAAAATGCTCCAACTCTCAACGAAGAGTTTATTGTTGAAAATCCGCCTATTGAGCGCATTATCGCTGTTCCCAGTGAGCCTGAGTTCTTGCTTGACATAGGCTTCCGTTACACTACTGTGCGTCCTATGCCTATGTTTGGTACGCCCGGTCTTGTTGATCACTTCTAGAAGGAGTTGGTTTTATGTCATGGCTTTCTAATACTTTAGGCAGTGTTGCTGGTTCTGTTTTAGGATCTGCAGTTCAGAATCATTACAATTCTGCTAATGCCGCACAGGCTAATGCGTGGAACGTTGAAAATTATAAACATCGTTATCAATGGGCCGCAGAAGATATGCGCAAGGCTGGTCTTAATCCTATTCTTGCCGCAACTAATGGTATAGGCGGTTCTATAGCTGGAGCTTCAGCTGCTTCTGTAGGTATGAGTGATATTGGTTCTACCATGAACTCTGCTAGAGCCGCTAGTGCCGCTGAAAGGCAGGCTAAGAATGCCGAGCATCTTGCAATATCTCAAATTGATAAAAACGTCGCAGAAGCCGATTCTGTGCGTCAGAGTACCCATGGTACAGTTCTTCAGAACGGTATTCTTGCAAATGATTTAAATCTTCGTGAGCAGACTTATGAAAAGCGTCTTGGTTATGAGCTTGAAAAGATGAATTTGGAGCTTGAAAACCTTCGTCTGCAGGGTTCTTACCTTAACTCTGGTGTTTTAAACAACATTGCTTCTGCTAATCGTGCTAATTCTGCCGCCGCTTTTGATAATATTCAAACTGAAATGGCAGGTATGGAACGTGATTTCTATAAGAATATTGAAAGTCTTACAGGTGCTCCTAGATCTGTCGCTAGTGGTGTTGGTTCTACTGTCAAAAATGTTATAGGCTTCCTCGGAGGTCGTTACTTTGGAAGGAGATAACTTTTATGTCTAATAAAACTACTATGATTTTGACTTTTATTGTTTCTGTTGTTGTTCCCTTTATTCAGGAAGTTGTGGACCTAATTGAAGCTCTGAAAGGTAAAGCTTCTTCGAATACTGTTACTGCTAAAAAAGTTGCTTCGGACTTTCAAGCCGATGTTGCGCAACTTGTTGAGCCAGTTGCTAATAAGAATGATTCTAAAAAAACTAGCCGTTTTTTCGGTTCTTGGAGGGATGCTAAATGAGAAGGCGTCGCTTATCTAAACGAGGTTCTCGTCGTCTTTTCCGGCGTACCTCCAGATCTCGTCGTAGAAATTTTAAAAGAGTAGGACGAGGTGGATTTAGGATTTGACATTCTGACTTAATCCTGATACAATCGGTACAGGTGATTGATATGGCTTGTTATAATCCTATTCTCATGTACCCAGTTGAGGGAGCGATTACAAAAAATGGAAAACAACATTATAGTTTTTACGGTAGCCTTGCCTCTCACCCCGAGCTTGCTGGCGATAGCCGTTTCATTCGTTGTTCTTGTAAACAATGCATCGGTTGTCGTCTCGAAAATAGTAGACAGTGGGCTGTCCGTGCTGTTCACGAAGCCCGTTCTTCGTCTTCTGCTTATTTCGTTACTTGCACTTTCGACGATTATCATTTGCCGCGTGATAAAAGCTTAAGCAAGAAATTTCATCAGACTTTCATGAAAAATCTTCGTCGTGAGTATGGTAGTGGTATTCGCTTTCTCGGCTGCGGTGAATATGGTGAACTTCATGGTCGCCCTCATTATCATTACATTTTGTTTAATATTGATTTTGATGACAAAATTTTTCGGTTCCGAACAGACAGTTATAATACTTATACTTCTTCTCGTTTTGCCAAAGTATGGAAATACGGTATGCATCTTATTGGTGAGTTTAGCTTTGATTCTGCTGCCTATGTCGCTCGCTATATAGTTAAAAAACAGACAGGTAAAGACGCTCCTTCTCACTATAAAGGTCGCATTCCTGAATTCATGGTTGCTTCTAATCGTCCCGGCATAGGTGCAAAATGGCTCGAAGATCATGGCGAAGAATGCTATGCCAATGATTATGTTGTTATCAACGGCAAGAAGATGCGTCCTCCTCGTTATTATGATAAGAAATTTGATGAAACTCATCCTCACTGGATGGAGTTTATTCGTAACAACCGTATTGAGAAGATGCTTTATAACTTGGAGAACAATACTTTTGATCGTTTGGTTGACCGTTGCCGTGTTCAGGAAGGTAAATATAAACATTTTCTTGGCAGAAAACTTGACAAGGTATTGTGACTGTGTTATCATTAAGTCAGAAATGAGGTGATGTCTATTAGTGAATTTGAAGCTGTTAAAAATTTTCTTCGTGAGCGTGATATTTCTTTCAATTTTCTCTTTCGTGGTAGTAAATATGCCGCTTACCGTCTAAAGCCTGATGGTTTTAGGGTTATTCGTCTTGATAAGGATTATTTTGTTGTATCATCTACGATTTATCTTATGATTCGTAGGTATCTAATTGCGTTTAGAAAGGGAGATGGTTCCGCTGAGACTTTATTCCATTTATGATTCTAAGGCTGAACAGTTCAGTCCTCCACAGGTTTACCACAATGATATGCTTGCTCTGCGAGCTTTTGAAGGTATAGTCAACGATGATAAAATGCTTATTAAAAAGTATCCTGAAGATTTTACTTTGTATTATATTGGCAATCTTGGTGACAGCGACGGTCGCTATTACGTTGAGAATTGTGACGAGTCCCGTATTCCTGTCATGGTTGGTCGCGCCATAGAATATGTTCAGACTGTTGACAATGACTCTACTAAATGATAATCTAATAAAGAGCGTATCAGAAAAAGGACGATCTCACGGAGATCGCCCTTTTTTTGTACGCCACGCCCGCCGCGTCTAGGCGCCTGCGAAAGGAGGTGAAACTATGAAATTTAAGACAGCTTACGATCCTGCAGAAGAACATGACCATTGCGGCATTGAGTTTACCATGCCCTCTCTTACAGTTCAGGACGAGAAAGATGAAACTGATATCAATTACATCGTAAATAAGTATGCAGACGGTCAGAAAGGTATCATGACTCTTGATCTCGGCGATAGTTCGCAATACGCTTACTTGCAGTTCGGAGATGCAACGCTTCCCGGCGACTACAGTACAGCGCTTGAGCTTGTGTCTGGAGTTCGTGAAGAATTCTACAGTTTACCCGCTTATGTTCGAGCAAAATTCGGTCACGATCCTATGAATTTCATCGACCGTTTGAATGATCCTGCAACGCTTGAATATCTCCAACAACAAGGTCTATACGGTAGCAAATATACCTTTGATGAACCACAACAGTCCGTAAGTAATGAACAAACACAAAAAGAAAGTAACACTTTAGAACAAAATAATGAAAAAACACAAAAATAGGCGTCACCGAAGCCAGTTACTTACTTGATGTAACTGGCGTAGGTGACGCAAAAATAATCTAAAACCTAATAATAATTTGCTTTAGGTCAATTATTAGGTTTACACTTCGAAGAAGGTGAAATTTTGGCTCGAAAAAAAATAAGAGTTCGAGGACATCGCTTTAGCGATGCTCCTGCAATGTATATGCGAAGGACTAAGTTTGACCGTTCTCATGTTTATAAGACAACTTTTAATTCAGGCAAGCTTATACCTGTATTTATTGATGAGGTTTTGCCTGGCGATACTACTCGTATGTCTGTTAATTATTTCGCTCGTTTGGCTACTCCTATTAAGCCTATCATGGATAATATTTATCTGGACTGGTTTTTCTTTTTTGTACCAAACCGCCTCGTTTGGGAACATTGGCAGAACTTCTGCTTTGAGCAGGAAGACCCTGATGATAGCACTGATTATGTTATCCCTACCGTTTCTGCTACTGGTAACTCTAATAATGCCTATATAGGTTCTCTTTGGGACTATTTCGGCTTGCCCGTGAATACGTCTGGTAATTTATCTGGTGTTAGTGCTCTTCCATTTCGTGGCGTTTATCTTATTTACAACGAATGGTTTAGAGACGAAAACCTCCAAAAATCCGTCAAGATTCAGAAAGGCGATAC